AGGTAGGCATCTTGCCACCGTCTTGTCCAATAACAAATTCTTCAGTATGTGGATTTTTTACAAATCTATCTGCTTTCTTATACCAATCTGGCATAACCTTATTTGCAGCAACTGGAGTAGAAATACTCTCTTTAGTTAACCAACTTCTATTACTAATAAATTTTATATTTTTTTTATCCATCAATATTCCTATTGTCTTTTATTTTTAACTTTAAAGACTTTACTTCATGATTTCCAATAGATTTACCATCATAATCTATAGCATCCCTATACCAATCTGTCCAATTTCCACCTTTAATTATTTCTGCACTTACTTCATTTCTTTTATTATGGTAGTCAAAATATGATTGAGGTAATTCATAATTGTTTAATTCTAATTCAACATTAGACATATCTGTTAAAGATATAGGTAATAATGTTACAATTGGGTCCCCTGCTTTTATTGTTATCTCTTCATTTGCTTTAGTTATCTTTATAGCAACTGGAAAAAATGAATCATAAAAAGAAGTAGATATTATACTAGTAAAGGCTTGATACGAATTGCTAAAATAATTGGGTACAGGCATGTGCAACATACTTATATTTTTTTCTGTTTTAAAAATAATTCCAGAATTAAAACTTAGTGAGGCATTTGCTCTTTCTGCATAACACCATCTGTTTCCATTTAAAATCTTAACATGATCAGCAGATGAATTATCCACACCATCCCATATAAATGTTATATCTTCGGGTGCAGATAACTCGTATCCAATAGAGTTAGCAAGACTTATTGGAAAACAATGATACGCATGTGCATCGTATGTATTATCCATCCAATTTCTTTTAACTCTTGTTTGTTTAATGCTTAACGCATCTTTAGTTAGATATGCATTAATTACTGACATTAATTTCCAGTTTCTGAATAAAACTGTGGAAGGTGAAATTTTTCACTATAATCAAGCATTGTCACTATAGAATATTTTAATCCAGAAGTTACCTTTTCTGCAATATGTGGATACATATAATTTGATGGAAATACATATACGTCTCCAGCCCTAGGCTTTACTTTCAACCCCTGAAGTCTAAAGGAAAGTTCTCCACCTTCATAAGTATCGTTTGGATATGCAACTAAAGAAACTGTGCAGTTATATGAAAACCCATGATCATGATGCTCCATAAAATGTTGGCCTTCACCATATCTAATAAAGTTAAATGACTCCCAATATCTTAATTCACCAATTTTAAAAATTGATCTATAGTGCTCTACTACTGGGAATTGTCTATCAAAACAATCTTGCCACAAACTTGCTAATTCTTCATATGCCTTACTTCCATCATTATAAAGATCAGATTTTTTATATTTAAAATCTACGCAATCTCTATAATCTTTCATTACTTGACTATATCCCACCATGGCTTGTTGCCAATTATATGGGTTATTATCTTTCATAACATTTTCAATTCTATTAATAATATCTAAAGATTCTGGTAAAACATCTCTATAAACATATATACCAGACCCTAAATCTTCAAAACTAGACCATGTTTGACCTAAATTTTGAGATACTAAATCAGCAGCCTTCATAATAACCTTTCGACATAAATATTATACAGGAAACTTAAGAAAAAGCAACTATTTATTATGAACTAGCATATTTCCAGCAATAAACAAGTCTGTATCTTCTACGGATATTGCATATACGGTCCTAGGTCCGCCTTCATCTATTGTTATATTAGTTATTTCAGTTTCTTCAAAAGAATCAGACATTGGGTTATATTTTATAATATAATCACCTATCGCAGTTTGGTTTGTTTCTAAATACTGCCAGTTTTCACCACTAGGCTTTAATAACATTAATTGATTAAATGACATCCTAGTTCCTGAGTCATTATTAAAATACAAAGTTTGTTTTACACTAGGAACTGCACTTACAACAGTTGTTTTTATTCTAGACATATTTGTTAACATTTCTGCTTCCCACTCTTCTGGGCTTTGTACACTTTCATCTGTATACTCAGTATATGTTGGTGCCCAAATTATGTCACCAACTAAAAGATCTTCTGCTTTTTTGGTTATAATTGTGTCATTTTCTCCAACTACCGATATTAAAGTTTGTGAGTCTATACACCCCATAAATCTTGGAGGTATCCATGGGAACCAAGGTCCAAAACTTGGTGGGAAGAACGGTGGGAAGAATGGTGGAAAGAACGGTGGGAAGAATGGTGGTGCTACTGGAGTAGCAGAATTACTTGCTGCAGAAGGTGTTGATGTTGAAACTCCATTTCCTAATGTAACTGTAAATGTATAAGCAGTTCCATTAGATAATCCACTAACAGTGATTGGAGATGTTGAACTTGTTCCAGTAATTCCACTAGGGTTTGATGTTGCTGTATAAGTTGTTCCTACTGGTTTTCCTAGATAGGTTGGTGCAGTAAAAGATACGGTACACTGTGCATTTCCAGCATTTGCTACACCTATTGTAGGAGTTCCTGGCTGTATTCCACCAGCACCTAATCCAAGAATTAAAGGCATTTATTAAGCCGCCAAATCCCCAAGAACAACCCATGTGTCTGTTGCTCTTTTTACTAGAGTAGCAGCAGACCATTGTGCTCTTAGTTTTAATCCAGGAGTGCCATTAACGGTAACTCCAGCACCTGCAACAATTGTTGTTTGTCCAGAACCAGTTTGTAAAATTGTAACTTGAGAACCTATAGGCCAAGCAACTGTTGAGTTTGCTGGAACTGTTAAATTATTTCCTGATGCAACATTCATTTCTACGACTTTACCAACATCTGTTAGTGCTAATTCATAAGAGGCTGATCGAGCATTTGCTGGGATTCTAATATCAGATACTCCTGTTCCTGTAATGTTAATAGCAGAAATATTTCCAACTGCTTCAAGAGATCCAATTTTTAATGAATCATATGTTGCTCCAGTAAAGTCTACTTGAGTTGATGGAGAAGCACTTATGTTAGAGAATAATTTCCAAACTGAATCAGTATCATCTCTAACAAATCCTGTATATCTAGTGCTTGCACTTTCTACATATTTTCCAGAAAGACCAATATCTACTAGATTTGCATTATTATTTGATGCCAATAAAATTATTGGATCAGTCACTGAAACAGATTGAGTGTTAACAAAAGTTGTTGATCCAGATACATTTAAATTTCCAGTAACAGATAAATTACTTCCAACAGTTAAATTTGTTGTAATTGCAACACTATCTGGAAGTCCAATTGTAATTGATCCTGTTGAAGCAGAAACATTTACTTCATTTGCAGTTCCTGTAATTGTATTAACATAATCTTCTATTTCTACTAATTCTAATCTATTGTTAATATCAGCAAGGTGTGCGTGAACACTGTCTGCTGCTGGTGGCTCTGTGCCATCATAATCATCAATTCCATAATGATAAAGTTTAAAAGCCTCAACGATATTTGCTTGATCGTTTAATGAGGGAATCTTTGTATCGAATTCGGTGGCATTATACCCCGATGCATCGCTTACTAATTGACCTGCCATTTAGTTCACCTACTTTAAATTATAACACAATACTAAGAGAGATATTGAAGTCAATATTCCCAGTTAGATCAGTTGTGCTACCTGCTATTTGTTTAGCCTTTACTACAAAAAATAACTGTCTACTTCCTGATGTAATTATACCTTTATTTGATATGGAATATGCGATAGCCTCAGAATGTTCGGGGGTAAGTTGAATAGATATATTATCTGATAATAATGTTATAGGGGCATCTTGATAAAAATCACTAATAGGAATAGATACACTTGCACTACCCCCAGAAAATGTTAATTCTTCTATTGTTGTATATAATATTGGTTGAAATTTTAATATAGATTGCCATTCATTACCGCCTGGAACTGTGTTGTATTGATAAACAACACCATAGTCACCACCAGCATCAGTTCTAACATATAGGTCACTTATTTGTGGGGCTTCGTTTACGAAGGCTCCTGCGTTGCTATTTGGGTCTCCAGAGCCAGAATAAATTAAACTGCCACGATCACCTTCGGGACCTATATCTAGGCCTATTTCGATGCTTTCTGGCGGTCCAAATACTGTAATAGAGTCAGTCTGTAGCACAGAGTTTATAGCCACTTATACTGCCCTTCCTGTTACATCCTGAACCACTGTAATTGCACCAGTTAGAAGTGTGTATTTTGTTGAAGCAGATGTGTTATTAATTTGAACATCATAAACATAATTGTTTGCAGACATTAAATCTCCAAGTGCTGGAGTAATCTTGCATGTAAGACTTGTTGAACCAGTAACTACTGTTCCTGTTCCTATCAGAGTTCCTGATGAACCACGGGCGGTAGCAACTGTAAATAAATTTGAATTATAAGATGTTAAATCAAATGCTGTACCATTTGCATTTTTGGGGTATATAACAAATTCATAACTATCACCTCGATAGTAGTTAAAGTTATATGTTGCTGGAAATGCCATTTATTTAATCACCTTTATTTATTATATCATTATGAAAGTTATGTTAGATATCTAATTATTACTATACCGCTACCGCCGTTACCACCATTTGCAGCCTGACCTGCTGAACCAGATCCTCCACCTCCACCAGTATTTCCTCCACCATTTCCACCAAGTTTTGAACTACCTACTTGACCATTTTGACCAGCATTAAGTGCAGATCCTCCACCAGTTCCAAAAACTTCTCCTCCAGAACCACCTCCACCACCACCAAGCCCACCATTTCCAGATATTTGAGTTCCTCCATAATCATGCATTCCACCGCCACCGCCACCACCAAAATAATAACTAATTCCATTAGCATTTATTTGAGTACCATTTCCACCATTTCCAGATGGTGCGTCTGAATTTGCTGGACTTTGACCAACCTGACCAGAACCACCACCTCCTGCAGAAGCATGAAATCCAGTGTTAACCCATGTACAAGTTCCACCAGCAAATCCTTGACCTGACGTTCCGAGTCCTCCAACACCATTTGATCCATTATAAACCCAAGTAGCACCACCACCACATCCTCCAGCATCAGCATTAAGCCAAACAGATCCAGTAATAGTTCCACCACCTCCACCTCCACCAAGTGAAGTTATATTGTTAAATGAAGAATTCTCTCCTGGAGATAATGTTGATCCAGTACCACCTGCACCAACTACAACTTGATATGTTCCACTAGATATTATTCCAGTAGATTCGGCAGACGAACCACCTCCAGATGGTTGACCTGCTATAGAAGACCTAACTCCACCACCACCTCCACCACCTCCACCCCAGGTTCCTCCACCACCTCCACCTGCTACAACTAAGTATTCAACAGATAAAGGTTGAAATGATGTAAATGTAGAACTTCCTAAAAATGTATGTACAGTATATGCTCCAGAATAAGTTACAGTTCCTCCTATTGCTTTTACTCTTCCGACTCTTGGAGTTGTCCATGTAGAACTTCCTAATATTGATAATACTGGCGTACTTGCTGTTGTTGGATCAATCCAAATTTGACCATTAATACCAGTTGATGGTGATGCACTTGATATTATAATTCTATTATTTAACTCGGCAACAGCAGCACTAGAAGCCGTAACAATTGCACTACTCATATTAATATTTCCAACACTAGCACTTAACTGTGCATTAGTAGCATATAGGCTTAAATCAATGTTTGCAATAGATGCACTTAAAACTTGGGGGGTAACAAAATTACTTCCCCCAGTAGATATAGTTATTAAATTTGATACTTGATTGGCAAAATTTCTGGCATTTGAACTCATATATTCATTATAACTTATTTTCTTGACACCCCCTGGCTTTTCTGATAGAATTAAGGGGTAAATAGAAAGGTTTATATGTCAAAGAAAAAAGTTGCTCGTCACATGGAATGGCTAGAAGCCCTTAAAACCATGAGATATAAAAAGTATTGGAATAAGCCTAATACAGTAGAATTCTTTGCTTTTGTAGCAAAAGGTATGATCATTATTCCAGGTTTATTATTTGGTATTCAAATATGGTGGTTTTATATTTTTGCTGCTATTTCAAGTGTTGGTTTAATTTGGTCTTCTACTAAAAAGACTATTCCTACTTTGATATGGTTTAACATTCTTTGGACTACCCTCGCAATTATTGCAATAGCAAAACACTTTCTAGGAGCATAATGAAGTCAGAAAATATTAATAACATTGTTATTGTTGGTGGAGGCACATCTGGATGGATGGCTGCCGCAACCCTTATAAAGTTTTTTCCACAAAAACATATCACTTTAATTGAATCAGCAGATGTTCCAGTTATCGGGGTAGGAGAAAGTACAACTGCTTTTATAAACAACTGGCTTAAAATTTTAGGCATTAAAGATGAAGACTTTATGAAAGACTGTGACGCTACATACAAACTAAGTATTAAGTTTAACGACTTTGGTCATGTAGGAGATGGTGGATACCATTACCCATTTGGTAGCCCATATACAGAAGGAACAGGTTGGAATCTTTGGGATTGGCATTTAGTAAAACACAAATACCCAGAAACACATGTTGAAGACTTTGCAAGATCATACTTTCCATCAGCAGCACTTTACGAATCCAACAAAATATCTAAAAATAAAGATAAACAATTTGAAAACTTTAACTTTGATTTAGATCTAGCATATCACTTTGATGCTATCAAATTCGGAAGATGGCTAAAAGAAAAATATGCTAAACCAAAAGGTGTAAAGCATATTGTAGAAACTATTGAAAAAGTTAACACAGATGAATCTGGTATTACTGAATTAGTATTAGCCAATAACAAAACAATAACAGCAGATCTATTTGTTGACTGCAGTGGATTCAAGAGTATGTTATTAGAAGGTGCTTTGAATGAACCATTTGAATCATTTGAAGATAATCTAATCAATAATCGTGCGTGGGCAACCCCATTAGAATATAAAGACAAAGATGCAGAGATGCAACCTTTCACAAACTGTACAGCCCTAGGAAATGGATGGGTATGGAATACTCCACTGTATTCTAGAATAGGAACAGGGTATGTATTTAGTACAAAACATACAACAGAAGAAGAAGCCCTAGAAGAATTTAAACAATATTTAATGTCAGACAAAATGGTAGTCCCCAGAACCAAAGAAGAAGTAGACGCTCTACAATTCAGAAAAGTATTTATGAAAACTGGCATACATTCAAGGGTATGGGTAAAAAATGTTGTGGGTATAGGATTATCTGCAGGCTTTATTGAGCCATTAGAAAGCAATGGACTATATAGTGTTCACGAATTCCTATTCAAACTAGTAAGAGTATTATTAACCCCAAAAATTAACCAATACGACAAAGATATGTTTAATACTGCTACTAGACAACTAGTTAAAAACTTTTCTGAATTTGTTGGTTTACATTATGCTTTGACCAATAGAACAGATACAGAATATTGGAAAGAAATATCAAACAAAGAATTTAGCAAAGATATGATCCTAGGAAAAGGTAATTTTCAATCAGGGTATCTAAACTTTGAAGACATATTTATGTTCCAATATGATTTTCAAAACCCAATCGGTGGAATAAACTATATATCAACAGGAATGGGGTATCAATTAGTAGATGATTATATTATAAAGATTAAAGAATTATACTACCCCGATCAAAACTATGATGCTATGGCAAAAGAAATGAAAGAAAGATTTGAAGCAAGACAGGCTAAATGGAAAAAGGCTGCAGAAAAAGAATTAACAATGTACGAATATTTAAAGAAAAATATTTATAAAGATTAGATTTTAATTAATATAAATTAAGACTGTTTACAAAGACAATCTTCAATTGTGCATTCTTGTGGTAATTGTTGAATATTTTTTTTACAAAGACAATCTTCTATTTCACAAATATTATCCATACTATGCTCCAAACACCGATGGAACTGTTAGTGCATATCTAACTATAACTATTCCTGAACCACCAACCCGACTTCCAAAAACTCCACCACCTGCACCACCCGAACCTCCACCAGTACCATCTTGTCCAGCACCACCTATGCCACTTGATCCACCAGCACCACCACCACCAATTCCTCCAGCACCACCAGATGCAGCACCACCACCACCTCCACCACCATAATAACTTCCTAAATACAATGTTCCAGGTCCACCTTCTCTGCTTTCATTATGATTAAGTCCACGACCTCCAGCACCACCGCCACCAGCACCAGGATAACTATTTGAACTGTTATATCTTCCAACCCCTCCAGCATGACCATAAACTGTTGCACCAGCAAAAGAAGTTTGAATACTTGACCCACCACTTGGCTGATCTCCGTCAGCATTACCGATACCACCACCACCACCAGAACCACCAGCAGTACCAGGACCTGGATTATGATGAGTTCCACCAGCACCACCACCTACTCCAGTTAAAGTATAAATAGAAGAATTTCCACCATTAAGACCATTAACATTACTTGACGCTGGTCTTGCAGCACCACCAGCACCAACAGTTACTACACTTGTTCCAGTTGTAACAAAAGAATCATGAACAACAACACCTCCAGCACCACCACCACCACCATGAGCAGCACCACCAGAACCACCACCTCCAACAACTAAAACTCTTGCACTAGATCCACTAAATACTCCAGGATCAAAATTTCCACTAGTTAAAAATTCTCTTTTAGCATAAGTTGTTCCACTAATAGTTTCAATTGTAAAACCTTGATTTTGTACATATGTTAAATATCTTGCAGCACTTAAAATTTGATTTTTTGTTAATCCAGTTGCAATACCATTGGCAACATAGTTAAATAAAGCGGGGGAAGAGTTAGAAGGAAACAATATTTGCATTTCAGATCTAGTAAATAAAGAACTATTTACAATAGATGCTTTAGAACTATTTATTGCCATTATGAAATCTCCATTTTAAAAGCATTAAATGCAACTGATGCACTACTTGCAAACACTCTTAATAAATCTCCTGAATCCATTGTGATACCCTGAGTAAATGCTATAGTTTCATTACCTGAAATTGTTGCATTAAAAACAATATAGTTAGCATTTGTAATTGAGACACCGTTTGGTACTATTGCAATCCGATATGTTGCGTCAGCAGATGCTGTATTGCAAACATTGATAGTTGAAACAACTGCTTGTGTTGAACTAGGAACAGTGTAAAGAGTGCTCAGCGTATTTGCTGCTGGCAATAAGTAAGAAGCAGATTTAATCGTTTCTGTAGCCATTTAAGCCCCCATAAGCAAGAAGTGAGTTTTTAGTCCTCCACCACCTGCACCAGACATTGTAATCCACTCACTACCATTATACACTTTTAATACTGGGGCCAAAGGATCTGTGTCATCAACCCATAAAGTTCCAGCAACTGGAGCAGCGGGGGTAGAAGAAGAATAACTAATATTAGGTTCATATGTAACACTAGCACTAATTTGAGTCAAATAAGGTGTCAAATCAATATTATTTATCATACTATCGGTTTGTTCTTTTGTGTAAACATTTGCAAGATTAATTTGTTTTAAAGCAATTATTTCTATATTTGCACCCGCAGAAATTGGTTCAAGACCTGTAATAGAAACACCATTTGAAGCAGTATAATCAGTGCCTCTTACTAATAAAATTCCATTCAAAAATACTTGTTCATACCCTGGGGAATAACTTAATGTGTTATTGTTATCATCTAAACCAGAAAGGGTAGTTTCATTTCCTACCGCAACTTTCTGCCAACGTGTTGAATTAACAACGGTATTCAAAGAATTTAAAGGTACCCAATTAGTGCCATTCCATGCATACATTGCTTTGCCTGTGTTTAATATTGATGCTGATGCCATTATTCTCCTATTATACTACGTTGATGACCTTATAAAGATAGCACAAGCATCATCCGATGAATAATTCATTGTATGATTTTGAAATCCATATCCACTAGTATGATTAGTTATAAAACTATATGCTGAATCACCTATATAAGTGTTCCATCCAACATGACTACTAGTTGTGCTTCCAGCAATTGTATAAGGATTTGCTAAATCTACCGTAGTATATACAGTACCTGGATTCATTCTGTCTGTGTAAGCAAATGAAGAAAAGTTCCAAGTAAGCCAACAAGCACCATCTGAAAGCCTAAAAAGTCCTGTTGAGTTATTGCTTGCACCTGTAGTACTAAAACTTGCATCTCTATAAGAAAGAACCCCAACTGTTGCAGTTGTCCGATTTGCAATATCTTGAATTACTGCATCATCAAATTTTGTACCTTCTCCTGCATTAACTTCTCCTAACTGTGTTGCTAAACTTGTAATATCACCATTTCCAACAGAAGATGCTCCAGTTCCTAAAGTTCTTCCAGCCTGCTTAATTGTTAATACTGAGCCTTTCCAAACGTTATCTAAAGCAATATAAGCCTGGAAAGCACTTCTTCTTCCATGTGCCGTTATCCAATATATTCCGCTAGTCCGTAACCCTAAATTATATAAAGCAGTACCAGAAATTGCTGCCCTAGAACTACTACTTCCATCATCTGTTTTATTAACTATAATATTAAAATTTCTTGTATTAAATAATCCACTTGAATTCCTTGCTGTTACGTCAAATGAGTAAGTTGTATTGCTTGCAACATCTGCTGGATTTCCAGATATTATTCCTGTTCCAGTATTTAAAGACAATCCAGAAGGTATTGAATTTGATTCATAAGAAACAGAAAGTTGATTTGGATCAACTGCTGTCAAAGTTGCAACATTTCCAGAAAAAATATCGTTAATAGTATTAAGATTTCCTGATGATGTTTGCCACAAAGGAAAAGTTCCTATATCTAAAGATCTTGACAAAGTTGAAATAGAATTATCTAAATTTCTTACCTTTATACTATATGGTGCCGCTGATGCAGAAAGTGTTGGGGTTAATGCTGTTATCAATGAAGAATTTTGATATGTAACTAAAGATGATTGTGTTTCAATATTGTCTGTTCCTATAAAGTAAACTAATGAACCATTATCAAAATTTTGACCACTTATATGTATTGTTGAACCAGATACCCCGCTAATATTTTCTGGATCTATTTCTGATATTAAAGGCATAGGAGCACTTCCTAAAGTATCCCAAGTTGTTCCATCATATGCTTTTATAAGAGGATTTGCTGTGCTTGTATCTACCCATAAATCTCCAGTTTGTGCACCAGTTGGTGAAGCACTTGAATATGCAACAGCATCAAATTCTTCAATACTACTAGTTAAACTAGTAATTATTAGTGGTGATTTTGATACTTCTCTTGCTCTAGACATTTATTTTTATATACCCCTTTTTATGCAATTCTATATCTTAAAATTACTATTCCACTACCGCCAGAACCATTTCCACCAGATCTTCTTGCACCACCGCCACCACCTGTGTTTGCAGTTCCATTTGTAGAAGATCGTGCAAAACTTGCACCATCACCACCACCACCAGAACCGCCAGCACCACCTCCACCATTACTACTTGATCCATTACAACCTCCACCACCACCAGCATAAAATGTTGCAACTCCAGTTATAGAAGATGATATTCCAATCCCACCGTTTCCTGTTGTTTCCGCTCCGTTAGTTCCGTTTCCAAAACCATTTCCTCCAACTGCACCAGCACCTCCACCACCTCCACCGCCACCGTGTCCACCAGTATATCCTCCTCCACCAGCATGTCCTTGACCAGAAGTTCCTGCTCCTTGAATACCGTTTACGTCTCTTGGTGTTCCTCCACCAGAACCACCACTTCCAGCACTCTGTTGTGGAGAATGATTTCCACCATAACCTCCACCAACTGCTGTATTATTAAAAATAGAAGAATTTGAACCATTAGCAGCAGGATTACCACCACCTCCTACAACTACTGAATAAGTTTGATTGGGAAAAACAGTTGCAGTTGATTGTACTACTCCACCAGCACCACCTCCACCACCATGAGTTTCTCCACCACCACCACCTCCAGCAACTATAATATATTCAACATCACCTCTTCCTGAAGAAACAATAAAATTACCACTTGATGTAAAAGAATGAACACGGTATGTTATATTATTTAATGTATAAGAACTTGTACTACCACCAGTTGCATTTATATTAGGAGCAAGTGAATTACTATTAAAAGATGTTTCTCTTATTGAACTAATTCCCATTTATGGTGTCACCTCAGCGTAAAAACCTACAAAGCATACGCTGGCGGTGGAAGCACGAACTGATAAAACATCTGTAGCACCCATAGACATACCTTGATTAATCATATAGGTATCATTACCAGCAATTGTTGCATCATAAATAATGTGATGCTTGTCTTCTATTGCAGCACCACTTGGTCTAAAAGCAATTCTAAACGTAGCATCTACTGATGCTGTATTACAAACATTAATAGCAGAAAATATTGCTTGAGTTCCTGCTGGAACTGTATAAAGAGTAGTTAAAGTATTGGCTGCTGGTTCAACCTGAACTGGTGATTTATAAGTATTTGGCATTTATATCCCCGCTGTAAAAAATGGATGGAGTCCTGCGTCTAATGCTCCAGATACAGCAATCCAAGTACTTCCATTATACACTTTTAATGATGGTGTTGCTGATGCACTAGAATCAATCCAAAGTGTTCCAGCAGACGGTCCTGATGGAGATGCAGAAATATATGCAATATTTGGTTCATATGTTGATGAAGCACTAGAAATAGTTAAGTATGGACTTAGATCAATATTATCTAAATCATTTTGTGTAGCATATTTTGCATCAGATTGTGTTTTTGTATATGCGTCTGCTATTAAAAAAGATTCAAAAATATGAATTTCAATTATATCTCCAGATACCGCCGCTTCTGTCAAAACTATTGCACTACCACTTGAACCAATATAGTCTTCTCCTCTTGCAAGCAAGGTTCCATTTACATAAACATTTTCAAATTCGGGGGTATAGAGTAAAAATAAACCATTATCATCTAATCCACTAATAGTAGTAGCAGAAGCAGATAATATTTTTTGCCATCTTAAAAATGAAGTAATATCAAATCCTGATCCTACATCTTCATTACTATCTATCCATACCGTGCCAGGATCTAGTTCTGAGGTGTCTGGTTGTGAGTCTTGAAATAATAATGCTCCTCCACCAGAGCCTAACTCACTATAATTTACACCATCATTTGTAAAACTCCAAGCATCAGTGTTTTCATCAAATATAATTTTTACAGTTGGAGATGCACCACGATAGACTTCAATACCAGAATTTAGATAGGCACCACTTGCACCAGTATTTAATGTAATAAAATTATTTTCTATATGAACATGTTCTGTATTAAAGTAAGCAACCGATCCAGCAACAGTAAAGTTTCCATCAACAATTACATTTCCATTTACAGTTCCACCATTTTTACTTAAATATAAAGTAGATGCAGAAGAAAATGAAAGGTATGTAGAGGATGCTGCAGTTTTACTTAAGAATAATATTTCTCCAACTAAATGAGGAATATATCTATAATTAAAATCTACCGATGCCGTAGAAGCAAAAGCAGTTCCATTAGAAACAGCAATCCATCCACCAGTAGCCTCATCTAAAACAAACTGCCAATTACCATCTAATAAATAATTCCAATTATTATAATCTACTCCTAAGTCTATCCAGTCTCCATCAACATATTGAAAATAGTTTAATATTTGTGTAGATGCAGAATTTATTTGATAATACACTTGTCCTTCGCTACCCTGTCCTGATGGAGCGTCAAACCCATATTCTGGGGTTCCACCAGATGTATTAAGAACAATCTGACCACTTGCCGAATTATATGTTGCAGTTACATTTGTATGATTTTCATGAATAAATAAAGAAGATGCTGCAGCATCTACTCTTGCGTCTGTAAAATATAAATTGCTTCCTTCTTCAATATCAAATGTAGTTAAACCATTTATTTGAGATAAAGTATTAGCACTTGCTGAAGAAAAAGCAGCAGCCGAGGCGGTATTTATAATATTTTGTTTAGGACTATTTGTCCACGCTGAAGAAGCAGAGTTGTAAACAAAAAGATCGCCATCTAATAATGTACTAAATTCAACATCTTGAGATTGCCCAATAGATCCACCATCTATCCATCCAGCATCATAGTTTGTATTTGTTAATTTTGCAAGAATTTGTCCAGCACTACCACCAGAAGGCACTCCTGGGAGTGCTGCTATTGTAATGCTATCGTTTGAAGCACTTGCTGTTATAGATATATTATTTCCAGATACAAAAGTTAATGTATCATTTCTAGAATCTACTACTACGTTTTGAGTTGGAGGAGATGTTGAAATTGTTGTAAAAGTACCAGAATCAGTAGTAACTACTGTCCATGCTTCACCGTTCCATTGCCAAGATGTTCCATTAGATGTAAATATTTCACCTAAAGTGGGGGTACTGGGAAAAATTGAAGCCAAATTATATCACCTTACTTTATTATACATTATGAAGTTGCATAATTATGCTTAATAATGTTATGAAATTCTATTTACATATCCTGAAATTGATATAACATTTGCTGTACCAGCAAAAGCCCTAGTTACAAGAGAGTTATTTAATACTAGTCCTGGTACTACTAAGACTAGTCCTGATTCTCCAGGAATACTTAATTCTATTTGATCCTTTTCGGCAGTGCCACCAAATTCTACTGTTAATTTAACTGTTGTTGAACCTGAGTTGTCAGCGTATAACCAAATTTCATCTAATCCAGATGTTCCAGATTGTGCTGTATGAATAACTGTTCCTGGAGTTGCCGATGCAGATACTAATATAGATGCACCATTAGCAGATCCTGAAAGTATAGTTTTTGAAAAAGTAGCCATTATTTACCTCACTCCCATTGTATCATTTTTTCTAGGGTATAAAATATTTAACTCATCTAACCTTTTAGCAAGATGTTTATCACTATCTAAACCATAATATGTGGAATCTATATTTCCTTTTAAAACTAGCATATAAAATTCAGCATATGGACACCATGCTGCATATACTCCAGATACCCCACCATGTTCAGATATAACTTCCCAAATATCAACATCTTCTACTTGTAATGGTCTTGAGTTATCCCATTTAGGATTTGGGGGTAAACTTAAAAAAGGTTTATCAAACCAATTTTCTTCATATACTTCCTTATTATCTATAAAAATATTTTGTGTAGATTTAAATCTAGGCATAAAGATATCTAACTATTACTATTCCTGTACCACCAGTTCCACCAGCACCGTCACCAGAGTGTCCTCCGCCTCCACCACCTGCACCTGAGTTTGTTACACCATTTCCTCCAGTTGCACCATTGCTTGTTCCAGCACCACCAATTCCAGATCCACCAATACTTGTCAATCCAGTAGAACCACCTCCACCACCTGCAGCATAATGTGTTGCTGTACTACTAATTGAATTTAGTGCACCAAGCATTCCATTTCTTAGATCTCCAGTTTGTCCACCAACTCCACCTCCACCACCTGCTACGCTATATCCTCCATGCGAACCATGAGCAGAAATACCACTATTTCCTTGTCCAGTGGTTCCAGCGTTTGGACCATGGTTAGGAGAACCACCTCCACCAGATCCATATGTTCCACCAATATGTCCTGCCCAACTTTGACCAGGTCCACCACCTATTGCATTTGCTGTTGAAAAACTTGAATTACTTCCAGCATTTCCAGGTACGTTTCTATTTCCAGCACCACCACCGCCACCGCCAACAACTATTGAATAACTTCCAATTGCTAAAGTACTACTTCCAGTTAAATATCCTCCAGCACCACCTCCACCACCCATAGTGTTTCCACCACCACCGCCACCTCCAACAACTAAGTACTCAATTAATGGATAGTTATTTCCTGGTCCTCTTGTAAGATTAAATGTTCCGTTAGCAGTAAAAATATGAACCCGATATCCATTTGATGAACTAATACTATTTCCACCATTAGCATCAGCATATTGTACAAGATTTTCATTTATATTAGAAACTCTTTTAGAAACAACAAATCTTTGAATACCGCTCATTATGTGAACATCCTCCCTGCAATTATTGCTTGATTGTCATCAACAGCAGCACCTAATTGAACCCAATTACTTCCATCATAAACCTTTAATGCGGGTGGTGTGCTATTTGAATCTAACCACATATCTCCAGTTACTGGACTTGTGGGGGTAGAAGTAGAATAAGGTATTAACTTTTCATATTGAGTAGAAGCACTTACTTGTGTTAAATAATTAGCACTAGCATTATTTTGTGTTAAATATACTGATTGTATAGTTGAATAAAAATTAGGATCATCGTTTAATGCCGCTGATAATTCATTAAGGGTATCTAAAGTACCTGGTGCAGAATCTATTAAATAATTAACTGCTGCAGCACTTGCTGTTTGAATTGTAGAAGATAAATCTATAACAGAAATTCTTTGATTTGTATAACTAACTAAAGAAGAAGAAGCAGAGTTTGTATATGCATTGGCTTGAGATAATGTTTGAGCAGAAGCACCAGCAACGCTAGAAATTAACTCACTGTCTGTTGCAATGTCAGTGCTTATACTTAAAAGTTTTGATAACTCTCTTGGTCTACTCAATTTAAGCAGGAAGTTCTATTTCTTCCCATTCCCCTTTATTGTCATTCCAAGTGTACATCTTCTCATCAGTTGGATAAGCAACTGGTGCTTCCCATTGACAAGTAATTTCATTTAAAACCCATTTACTAAATGGTTTTGTTGGTATAAAGGCATCTAATTCTTCATTATATGTGTATCCAATACCAGCATAGTTTTTTCTAAAATTACCATTGTATGAAGTTTGTTTCCATATACCGCCTAAAAGATTTGAACAGAACGCAGCACCTACTGCCTCTGACTCATTTCCTTCTGCATCTTTGCAATCGTTGTTATCAACAACAATTACTCTTTGAACAATTTTGTCTGAATTTATTTCTGCAAAATGTGCCATGTTTATTACCTCCTTTTATATTATATCTTATAAACTTCTGTATTTTAAAATTACTATTCCACTACCGCCAGAAGCACCATCTCTATTATTTGTACCATTATTTGATCCACCACGGCCTCCACCGCCACCACCTGTGTTTGCTGTTCCTGCTGTTCCAGTACCAGCGTCATGGTTTCCACCTTTTCCTCCACCACCAGTTCCACCTGGTGCACCAACTTGACTACTACTATTATGTCCAGCACCACCGCCGCCACCACCAGCATAATGTGTTGATGAATTGTTTATAGAAGTTGCTTTTCCTGCACCACCAGAACCATTTGCTGTTCCACCACTGTATTCTGAGTTATTACTTCCAGCAGTTCCCGCACCACCACCACCTGCACCAGTATGATAGTCACCACGACTTCCATTTCCTCCTTTATTTCCTTGTCCGTATATTCCAGATCCTCCCCATCCGTGATAGTAGCATCCACCACCACCAGAACCACCAGGCCTTCCAATATCGTCATATTGGTGATTACCACCACCGCCGCCACCGTATGATACTAAAGTATAAAAAGTTGAATTTTGACCATTTCCACCATTTTGACCTGGTGGACAAACACCACCAGCCCCAACAACAACTGGATAAGTTCCAGCAACCATTTTAAAAGTTCCTTCTAAATAACCACCTGCACCACCACCGCCGCCACCAACGTGACCATTTCCGCCACCTGCACCACCACCAGCAACAATTAAATAATCAACATACCCACTTCCAAATTCTATATCAAAACTTCCACTAGATGTATATGTATGAACCCGATAAGTTGCCCCACCAGATGTAAAAGATGTCACTGTTCCACCAACAGCATTTATAAAACTACCAGAACCATTTGTTTTGTTTACAGAGTTTAATGAACTAATTGGCATTATTCAACCACATACCTTAAAATTACTACACCACTACCACCATTTGCACCACTTCTATTATTTGTACCATCATTTGATCCACCACGGCCTCCACCGCCACCACCTGTGTTTGTTCCACCTAATTCTCCAGGACGTGCATCATGCATGCCACCTTTTCCACCGCCACCTACGCCACCATTTCCCCCACCTTGTTGAGAAGAGTTATGTCCTGCACCACCACCGCCACCACCAGCATAATAATAATTTGTTCCAGTTATTCCGCTCATTTTTCCTGCACCACCAGCACCAGAATTTTGCCCACCATTTATTTCTATAGCATTAGAACCAACACCTCCAGCACCACCACCACCAGCACCAGAATGATGAGAACCACCAACACCATTTCCACCAGCATTACCTTGTCCTGCTGTTCCTGCCCCACCTGGACTACTAGAGTGCATACCTCCACCACCAGAACCTCCAGTTGATGCAGCAGAGTATTGATGATTACCACCACCGCCGCCACCAGTAGAAGTAATGCCATTAAAACTTGAATTAAATCCCCGCAAAGGTGTTCCACCTTGTCCTGCTGGACAAACACCACCAGCACCAACAACTATTGCATATGTTCCAGCAGACACAGCAGACTGTCCTTCTAGATAACCACCTGCACCACCACCGCCACCACCAACGTGACCATTTCCGCCACCTGCACCACCACCAGCAACAATTAAATAATCAACATTATTGCTTCCAGAGTTTACTACAAAATTTTGAGATGATCTAAAAATATGAACTTTATAATTTACTCCACCACTAGAATATTCTGATACTTCTCCACCATTAGCATTTATATAATTAGTTTGTGGAGTTGTTTTATTTGTAGAGTTTAAAGAACTAATTGGCACTATTCTGTTACCTCGGCGTATGATAAATTAAAGGAAACACTGGCAGTTGATGCCCAAACTGATAATATGTCAGAAGCATCCATTGTTATACCATCTCCGAGTTGGATAGTATCGTTTGCAGAAACTGTTAATCCAAAAAATAAATAATGTTTAAGTGCAATTGCTTCACCATCTGGTCTTACTGCTATTCTTACTGTTGCAATAGAACTACCAGAGTTACATACGTGAATGTTTGAGGTTACAACTTGAGTGTTTGATGGAACTGTATAAAGCGTTGAAAGAGTATTTGCCGCAGGCACAAGTTGTGCTGGTGATTTATAAACATTTGCCATTAGTATGCTCCAAAAAATGGATGAAATCCAGACTCAGATGCTGCACCTGAAACTGCAATCCACTCACTACCATTATACACTTTTAATGCAGGCTTAAGGTTATTAGTTGAGTCAATCCAAAGGGTTCCAGCAGCAGGAGTAGAAGGAGAACCTGAAACATAAGGAATGTTAGGTTCATAGGCAGCACTAGCATTTGTAATTGTTAAATATGTTGAAGAGGCATTTGATTGAGTTAAAAATAGATCTAGTACATCGGCATTATCATTTAATGCTTCAGCAATTTCATTAAGAGTATTAAGAGTAGATGGAGCACTATCTACCAAAGCAGCAATTTGTTGATTTGTGTACGTACTAGCACTTGCATAAGCCGCAGCCGAGGCGGTATTTATAGTAGAAGTCAAATCAATATTATTAAACTGAGTCAAAGTGGTATATGTAGAAGAAGCATTATTGATAGTTAAATATGTAGAAGAAGCACTATTTTTTGTTAAATAAGTATTTGATGCAGAAACTTGGGTAAGGAATAAATTATCTTGCTCAGTTTTTAAATATATGTTTGCAATATCTGCTATAGCAATATTATCTAACCAAACTATTTCTATTACATCCCCCGAAAAAGATATTTCATCAAGGATAATAGAAGATCCACTAGTGGCTGTATAAGAGTCCCTATCAATAAAAATACCGTTAATGTAAAGGCTTTCTTGCCCTGGGTTATAGTCTAGAGTCATGCCATTTTCATCAAGGCCTGTAATGATGCTTGCAGATCCTGAGAGTACTTTTGTCCAACGATTGTAAGAAGAGTATGCGGCGTCTGTTGGTGCTGATTCTACCCAAAAAGTTCCATCGTAAACATAAAATTTTCCATCAGTGTTATCAAACCAAGCACTACCTTCTACAGCAGATGCTGGTGCACTTGCGGAAACACTGATACTAGATCCTGCTTCTGCTGCACCAGAGCCACCATCACCAATTTGAACCCATTCGGATCCTGTCCAGATGTATGCTGGTCTAATTGTTGTTGATATTTGTGCTGAAGCCATTATTTAATTATACTCTCCTAAATTAAATACCTAATTATAACTATTCCACTACCGCCGCTACCAGCAGTAAATGCGTCATCTCCACGCATACCTCCACCACCAGAACCTGTATTTACAGTACCACTTGTTGGAGTTGCACCATTACCAGCACCATTTCCTCCTACACCACTTCCACCTGAACCAGATACTCCATCTCCACCTCCACCACCACCACCTGCGTAAAATAATCCAGTTCCACTTATTGAACTAGAAATTCCAGCACCTCCTCTTGCTTGATTTCCAGCAGCATTTCCAGCAAAACCTGTGCCACCAGCACCGCCACCTCCACCAGAAGGATTGATTCCAGTACCGCCACCAGCATTTGATTGAGGAGATCCAGATGTTCCACCAAAACCTGATCCAGATCCAGAGTTTCCACCTTGACCTGCACCCGCAGTTAAAGAAAATGCAGAACTGTCGTTTCCGTTAGATTTTGTGTTTTGAGAAGGTGACCCAGGGCCACCAGCACCAATAATTATTGAGTATGTTCCAGCACTTATGGTTGATGTTGAAGTCCTAACTCCTCCAGCACCACCTCCTGCCCCATAACAAACACCAGGAGTTCCTTTTGATCCAGACGCACCTCCACCAACAATTAAATATTCAATAGATTTTGTATCTGGTAAATTAAATGTTCCACTAGATGTAAAGGTATGAGTTCTATATCCACCAGAGTCTAAAATTGTTCCTCCAGTAGCACTTCTTCCAAAAGTTGGAAATCTAAAATCTTGAGATCCTCTTATTGATACATTTGGTTGACTTGCAGTTGTTATATCAATCCAAATTTGTCCATCTTGAGTAATAGTTGGAGAAGCACTTCCTATATAAATTCTTTTATTTAATTCATTTACAGATGCAGTTGAAGCGGTAACAATAGCAGAAGTTAAATCTATATTGGCAATACTATTTGCGGTAGTTGTAAAAATTTTACTTGTATCTCTTGTTCTTCCCATATTATCCTCCTATTACTATATCTACAACATCGTTTATAGATACAGCCTCATTTAAAGTTATTAAAGAACTACTTGTTGTTGTATATTCATTTGTTGCTAGTAAGATTCCATTTATGTGTAATAATTCATAACCTGGATTGTATAATAAAGTATTTGAATTATCATCTACCCCTTGAATTAGTGTTGCTGATGCAGAATATGTTTTTCTCCATCTAGTATTTTTTCTACCATATACTGCTGATGCACTAGAAATTGTGAGAAGACTATCAAGAATATCTGCATTGTCATCTAATGCTGCTGCAAGTTCGTTTAAAGTGTTTAAGGCCTCTGGTGCACCATCTACTAGATAGTTTACTGCTGCAGCACTTGCTGTTTGTATTGCTGAAGATAAATTTATGTTTGAAATTTGTTGATTTGTGTATGCACTTGCACTTGAATAAGCCGCAGCCGAGGCGGTATTGATAGCAGATGATAAATTAATATTGTTTAATTCTGCTTTAGTTGCATATGTGCCTGAAGCACTAATAATAGTTAAATAACTATCTAAATTTACTACAGTTCCAATGTCTGCTATTTCTGCATTGCTATCCATCCAAATTGTTCCAACATCTAAAGTGCTAATATCTGGTTGTTCTGCAGAATAAATTACAGAACCCCCACCACCACTTAATTCAGACCATGCTCCATTAGAGTAAATCTTTACAACATCAGTTGTTGTATTAAAATATAGTTGACCCTCTGACCCAGTTGCTGGATCTGAAGGTAGGCTAACTAAGCCTATCGGTGTTAAAAACTTTTTTGCCATTTTAATCCTTAGTTAGAGAGGGTAGATATTTCACTACCCCCTCAATTTTGTCTTAACCAATTATAACAACACGGTATGCGTTGTTTGTTGGTGCTACGGTAAATGAAACGGTTACTGTGTTTGCGTCTGTTCTTACAACATCAGTTTCAACTGTGTCATAAGTAGCATTGTCATAAACATTTACAACAACATCTCTGCTGTTTAGATTATGAGTAATTGCAAAAGATGTAGCCGAACCATTACCTACGTTAGCAGATGCTTTCTTTGTAAAACCATCTGTTACTAATACTGTTTCTAATGCACCTTTGTCTACTGCAAGACCACTTGCTGTAGATAGGTAACTGTTAGAGGTAGCAAGAATTACAGATGCTGATAGGCTATCGCCTGCATCACTGTATGTAAAATCAATTGTTCCAGAATCTGCAACAAAAGTTCCTACTGCGTCTTGTACTGCCTCTGTAAAGTCAGTAATAGCAGAAGCACTGTGTGTGTGACCTTCTAGTGATACAGCAGTGGATGTTGTTCCATTGTTTGCTGTCCACTTATCTTCTGATTCATCCCAAAAGAATGAAGCATTTGGATCATCTCCACGTTCTACTTCAATACCAGCGTCTGCAACAGGACTTCCTGTAGCATTACTGTTAAGAACAACAATGTTGTCTTCAACAGTTAATGTTGCTGTATTTAAGTATGTTGTGCTTCCTGAAACTGTAAGGTTTCCGTCTACAACTAAATCTCCAGATACTGTTACGTTATCTGGCAATCCAATTGTTACGTTTCCTACAGATGCAGATACTGTGATTTCGTTGTTAGTTCCTGCAACACTAAGAACACCTGTATTAGTAATTGTTAAAGCAGCACCTTCGCCACTTCCACTAATATTAATACCATTTCCTGCTGATGCAGATGCAACATAGTCACCAGTTGTATCTGTTCCTAATGCGACAGAATTTGGCTGAACAGTTGCACTGATAGTGATATCAGAAGTACCATTGAAACTTGCACTGCCACTTAAATCTCCACCTAAAGAAATTGTTCTTGCTGTCTCTAGTGCGGTTGCTGTTGTAGCATTACCTGTTGTGTTAGCGTTAATTGTTGAAGGTAAACTAATTGTCACGTTACCTGCAGATGCAGATACGTCAACTTCGTTTACAGTTCCAGCAACACTTACTACACCAGTATTTGCAATAACTAAACTACTTGAGCCATCATTGTAATTTACAGATATACCAGTTCCAGCATCAATTAAGTCAGCAATTAGATCTTCAATTTCTTCGTTTGAATTTCCAACATACTGCCATGCGGATGCTCCACCGTTATAGTATTTTAACTTTTGATCACTAGTGTTATAGTAAACTTGACCAGCCTTTCCAGATACTGGATCAGTGCCAAGATTTTGAATAACACCATTAAGTAATTCATTGGTGTTTAAATCAAGATTCGTTAAAAATTTTCTACTCATTTTTTTTCACCTGCCCTTTTTATGAAAGATATGCCTTTCCTGAAAATGCTCCAGCAAAGGTTAGTACTACAGTAGTTTCACTAGCATAGTTATATGACCCCTCAATAACTGTTCCTGCTGAATCTACTACTGTTATATTAGGTATAAACCCTAATCCGTGATTAATAGTCCATGTAGTGCTTGGTGCATTTTGAACATGAACATATCCTAACTCTTGGTTTGTAACTAAATCTACTGGTGTTCCCCAACCACTAGATGTTTTTGGTCCGTAAATTTCTTGTGTAAGTTTGTCTATGTAATGATCGCCAATTTCACCAAATAAAGAATTAGGTGCACCGTTACCACTTAATATACCTGCACCTCTTGGTCCTTGAGGTCCCGAAGTTCCTAGTGCAATAACAACTGTTTGTTCATTTACAGAAATGTCTACATTTTGTTCAGCAGAAACTACAGTTACTGGATTTTCTACAACTGATACAGTTACATCTGCCACTATCTGGTCACCTCTGGGGTTACATTAAATCGACCTTCGATAAGTCTATCTGTAATTCCGCCACTTGACTCTACTTCTAAATCATAAACGTGGTCCCCAGTGATGAAATCTTTTGTTATTGTATCTGATATTAATATATCTATTGTTCCCGCACTTGCACCTAAAGTTATTCCACTTCCATTTTCTAAGAATACAATATAGTCTGTTGAATCATGAGTTTCTCTAACTTGTAGTCGTGCTGAGTATCCAGTTAAATTTACTGGTGTATTATCTATTTGATAAGTAAGTGTTCTACGAAATGTACTGCCTTGAGGGCAAGTAAAATTTAATCTCCCTGGGGTCATGAGGGTACTCCTAAAGAGGCGGAAGCCTCAACTTCATTATACCAAATTATTTATCTACTATTGAGATTACTATGTCTTTAATTACTTCTAGTTCCCCTGAAATTTGGGAAAGTTCATTTTTCATTTTATTTTGATCTCTACGGATATAGTCAATTTTATCTGACATGCTTGATCCACCATTTGGCATTATTTGTCTTTCAATTTTTTCTAGTCGTTCTAATAATGTGTCGCCTTTTTTATTTTTGCCCAATAGTCCTTCAAATCTTCTAGCCATTGCATATCCCACACTAAGTGCTACACCTATAACTGTTAGCATTTGCCAGGTATTGGCAAGGGTAGCAAGAAAGTTCATTTCCATTATAATAAAATTATAACATTGACTTGCTGTATATTAACCACTATAATTGATATATAAGGAGTGGTGAAAATGGCAAAGTCCAAAGTTAAAGAAAAAGAAGAAATTAAGTATGTTCTTACAGCATTAGATCGTTGTGATCGTTGCTCAGCCCAGGCTTGGGTAAAAGCAAACGGGGTAAATGGAGAATTACTATTTTGCTCTCATCATTACAATAAAATAGAGAATACTATTAAAGAATGGGCCTTTGAAATAGTCGATGAAAGATTCAGACTAGAAGAAAACAGGTTGCAAGGTTCAGCCAATTAATGGTATAATTATTAAGTCTTGTTAGGAATTAAGTCTTTAAAAACTTTTCCTGGCGATATACTGAGGGCCGATCCTACACCACCAACCACCATGGATCGGCTCTCTCCTTTTAATATATGTTATCTTGCAAATACTGGTAAAGGCTTGGCTCTGATTTAGCCAGGGTAGACCATCTATCTTTATTATCATTTAAATTCTTACTAATACTATCAATATCTCCATCTACATCATATGTGTAATTCATTCCAGATAGCATGCACATCATTCCATTATTTGAATAATTGTATTTATTTTTTATATTTGTTATTTCTGGATTATTGGACATATCTTTCCAATACCCCGTATCTTCTCTTTGACTTAAAGAATAATGTAATGATATAAAGTTAAGAAAGTCATCATATATAGATCTAGTTTCTTTATTGTACTTATCTATGTCCAGAGTATCAATTGTTTCTATCATTTTAAATAAGAACTCATAAACTGTGAATAGCCCATTGCTTTCAAGTGGTTCAATAAATCCAGCAGCCAATCCTATTGCTGCAACATTTTTTACCCAAGTTCTTTTATGTATTCCAACACGCATTCTGACATCATTAAATTGTAATCCTTCTAAATCTTCTAATCTTCTTTTAACTATCATCTTGTCTGATGTTAAATAGTTTTTAAATTGAACAAGTGCTTCTTCTGGGCTAACATACTTGTCGCTGTATACGTATCCAGTTCCTAGTCTTGACCATAATGGTATGTTCCAACACCAACCATTTTCTATTGCTGTGCAATTTGTGAATGGCTCTAGTTCTTTTTCTTTATCTTTGTAAGGTAGTCTTACAGCCCAGGCACGGTTATTTGGTAACACATTGTTTTTAGATACAAACTCTTCACCTAGTGCTTGACCTAATAGTAGGCTTTTAAATCCTGTGCAGTCTATGTAAAGATCGGCGGTATGTATAGATCCATCTTCCATAATTAATTCTTTAATACCATCTTCTACTACAACATCTTTAACATTTCCTATAATATGATTTATTCCTTTGGGTTTGGCATATTTTTCTTTTAACCAGTTTCCAAATTTGGCAGCATCAAAATGGTATACAACATGTTCGTAAAAGTTAAAGTTATCAAAGTTATCTTTTTCTGATATTTTGTTTTGTTCGAATAAGGCAGCGGCAGAGTAATATGATCTAACATAGTCTTTTAGGTCTAAATCTGAATTATTTTTTTTAAGTACGTGCCAGTCTAAAACTCCTTTTTCAGTATTCCCTAAGTAAGGTCCGCCGATTGGGTAGAAGAAATATCCAAAGTCTTTTTTATAAAAGTCGGTAAATTTGATAGACATCTTGTAAGAGGCGTCACATTCCTTCATGAAGTCTTTGTCTTGTATGCCTAATGCTTTGATCCAGTTCTTCATTTCGGCGATGGTGCTTTCTCCAACTCCTACAGTAGGTATGTCAATAGACTCTATGACACTTATCTGTTTATGTGGAAAAAATTTTATAAGAGTAGAAGCGGTCATCCATCCTGCAGATCCGCCGCCCACAATAATAATTTTATTTATGCTCATAATGTTCCTTTTAGGTCGGCGATATTAGTATAACACCCCACCCCCCTTTGCACTTTTGAGACTATCGTCTCCTTTGCAACATTTTTGGGGGTATAAAAAGTATTCGACTATCCTATTTTTATGGTCACATTCTTATTATATTTAATATAAACATTTTTATAAGATAAAGAACCATTTTTGGTTAATACCCCAATTTTTTGAACATGACCATTATTAACAGAATAAATTAATAAGCCAGGATTGGCAATATTAGAATCTAATCCTCTTTTAGGTCTATATTCAATGAAAAGTTTTTCTTGGCCAAAATTTACTACCCCCATTTTTAGCCCCTTCTTGGCATCTAATGCAGACAATTTAATAGAGGTATCACCAGATATACACTTAATGTCTTTAGCCCCAATCCAGCCCGTTCTGAGGCGTTCATAGCCCAAGAAACCAGCACCTCTCATAGCATGAGACATAATTGTGTAATCTTCAATAAATTCAAAAGAAGCACCATTGCCACCATAAAGATCAACCAGCCCAAAAGAGTGACCCATTTCATGTGCTGCAATAAAATAAGAATACAAACCTTTCATAAACAAATCAGAACCCATAAAGAAACCACCAAGTGCTTTACCATCAAAATTAACATTGAAAGCAACATTGGCATTCAATTCATATGCCATAGGATTAGCAAGAATAATAACACCTTTATATTTAGAGAAATCAATATTTCCATCTACCCTGCCGATTACATCATTAGCAAAAGAAGTCACATCAACCCTGCCTTGCAAATTATATGCAGAAGTCACATTAGGAAGATCAACCCACTGCTTATAAGGATCCAAAACAATCTTAGTCTTACCATAAGAAACAGTCTCATAATAGTCAACAATAGGCTCAATAGCATCAACCAACCCCACCCCATAAGAACTATCTAACTTAGGTTGATCAGAAAAATTAACAAACAAAACTTTATATTTTGCTGTCTTAGGGGCCTTACTAGTCTCTACCCCACA